ATGTTGTTGAACTGGGTGCCAGAGAAGACAGCCGTGTTCAGCGTATCGCTCGCCCATGAGCCGGTGTACGTCTCAAAGGTGGGTGTGCCCCACATGTAGTTGAACCGCAGCAGGTCGTGCCACAGGTTCTTTGACGCCGACGCGGAGGTGAACATGTTTTGGCCAGTGCCAGAAGCGTTCGGCGGCACAACAGCAGTGTTACTCGGCATCGACGTTGAGATAGAGCCGATGTTGGCAAGGGTGACCGCTCCGGTGTTGTCTACCTTGAACTTTGAGCTGCTGCCCACTTGAAGGTCGAGCAGGTTCTTGGCACCCGAGCCGGTGGTCGATTCCGTGACGTTAACCAGTGCAGCGGTGTAACCTGCAGTGCTCGTTTGGTTTATGGTTGGGCTAATACTGATGCCCGTTGCCAGTCCGGAGGACTGCGTCTGAGATCCGTTGAGGCGCAGCATCGGGGCGGTCGACGAGCCGGTAGCGCAAGTAACGTCGAACCACGCCGAAGCCCCACCGATGAGCAGGTTCTTGCTGCCAATGCCCAACTGCAGTGCGCGTAGGGTGCCTGTGCCACCGTTTTCGATGTTGAGATTGAAGACGTTGCTCGACCAGTACATACGAGCGCGCTCATAGTTGGTGGTCTGATCAGCTTGGTTGTGGAACTCAAGCGTGCTTGACTGCGCACCTACCGCAACGCCAGTCAGCGCAGCAGCCGACAACGTCTTATTGGTCAGCGTTTGAGTGGTCGTCGTACCCACCACAGTGAGGTCGGCGTCGGGGACCGTCCAGGTGCGCGCAGTAGCCGTGGACACGCCAGAGACGTTGAAGCGCAAGCTCTTAGAGGTATCCGAACCGTCGCGGATTGCTACCGAGCTAGTGCCCTTGGGCGTAAGGAACAGCGGCAAGTTTGGATCTGATCCCTTGGCTGCGATCCCTGGACTACTGCCAGTTGCACCATTGGTGATCTCGATATAGTTCACTGCGCTGGCCGTGGCAGGCAGACTCAAAATCGTCGCACCATTGACATCCAAGAGCGCCGTGCCGATCCGAGGACTGGTCAGAGTCTTCGATGTCAGCGTTTCGGTGCCACCCGGCGTGACGTAATCCGTCCCTGCGGTGGCTGTGGAAAGCACACCAGATGTCAGCTTGGCGATGCCTGTCCCTGTTGCTCGCTTGAGGGTCTTCCCCGCGGTGCCTGAGAACACGGCGACTTCACTGTCCACGGAGGTCGATGTGTTGGTTGAGGCGTCACCCCCACCACCGGCCGAATACTGCGGAATGTTCAGTACGCCGCCGACAAACGTTGCTGCACCCGATGTTCCGGTAGTGGTCAACGAGATCGGTGCTTGGTAGTCGGTGCCGGCAGTGGCGATCGACAGGACGCCGGTAGTGGTGGTGTTCTTCACCAGGCCGGTAGCCAGCGCGCCGAGGAACTGTGCACCGGACAAGCCCGCATCGGCTGTCCCTTGTGCGATGAACTTGTTGGCGAACGCCACGTTGGCCGAGCCGTCAACCGAGTTGCCTGCAAGGTTGCGTGCCGTTGTCCACTTGGCGGCCGAGCCGGTGGTGTTCTGGTTGAACGTCGGGAAGGTGTTGCCCGCTCCGGTGAAGTCTTTATTGGTGAACGCTTCGGTACCTGCCAGCGTCGCCAGCGTGCCGGACACCGCGGGCAAGGTGTGCGCCCTGGTGGTACCCGTGGTTTGCCCAGCAGGTACCAGTAGGCTGAAACCCTTTGTCGTATCGGAAGAGTCGTAGATCGAGAACTTGTCGCTGCGCAATGCCACAAGGTTCGACGAATCGACCATCGTCTTGTTCGTGAAGGTTTCCGTGCCTGCGAGGGATGCCAGCGTACTCGACACGTCAGGCAGGGTGTGCGCTCGGGCCGTACCCGTGGTCTGCGAAGACGGCACCAAAAGGCTGAAACCCTTGGTGTTGTCCGCGGAGTCGTAGATTGAGAACCGATCTTCTTGGAACGCTGCCAGGTTGGTCGGCGAGTTGAACGTTTTGTTCGTGAACGACTGCGTGTCGGTGGTGCCGACAATCGCTCCCGAAGGTGCTGCGACAGTTGACAATACGCCCGAAGTCAATACGGCGATGCCACTGCCGGTGGCGCGCTTTATCAGCTTGCCGGTAGTGCTCGAGTAAACCGCGACCTCGGAATCGACCGACGAGGACGGTCCGATCACATCTCCGGTGCCGCCAGCGGTTACCGCCGCCCATGTGCCGTCGTCACGCAGGAACTTTGTGCCATTCGGTGTTCCCGTGATCGACAGCGCCGAGATAGGAATACTGCTGAAGGTGTTGGAACCACCCGACATTGTCTTGTTGGTCAGGGTGTCGGTGGTGGCCCGGCCGACCAGCGTGTCTGTCGACGTCGGAAGCGTCAAGGTTCCGGTGTTGGTGATCGTCGAAATGACCGGTGCCGTAAGGGTTTTGTTTGTCAGCGTTTGCGTTCCGCTGATCGTGGCGACCTGACGGAAAGTACCGTCACCATTGTTGACGATGACACCGCCGGTTCCCGATCCGGCGATAGCCAAGTCGCGGTTCGTATCGCCTACCACATACATACCAGGCGGCTGACCTGTGACGTTATTGTAGAAGCCGAAGCGGTTCACTGCGCTTGCGGTGGGCGCCAGTTCGACGATGCCGATACCGTTGGTGTCGAGGATCTGGTTGATCCGCGGCGATGTCAACGTCTTACTGGTGAGCGTCTGCGTATCGGTGGTGCCGACAATAGCGCCGCTGGGCGCAGCCACCGCCGACAGGACGCCCGAAGTCAGCTTGGCGATACCTGTGGCGGCCGCACGCTTGATCGTCTTGCCATCTGTGCCGCTGAACAGCGCGACCTCGGAGTCCACCGCCGATGACTGGCCGACGACATTGGCGCCCGAGCCGATCCCTGCGAGTTTAGTGAACTGCGCTGGCGCCATCAACCCGGCATTGGTGCTATCGGCAAGGGGAATCGTTGCGTCTGAACCGGTGTCGGAAGTGATGATCACCGACGTCGGGCTCACGGTGGCGGCCAGGTTCGTCGCGCCACTGCCGCCGCCGGTGCCGAACGGCGACTCGTCCCAGGCCACGCCGTCCCACAGGATCATCTGACTGAGCGTGTAGTCGTAGTACCAGAACGGCGACGTGTAGGGACCGTAGTCCGGACGCTGTGATGTGGTGCCCACGAGCTCGGACGGTGGTGGCGTGATGACGACACCCTTGCGCGAGTCGCCCCCGCCGAGCCACTCGAAGCGATAGGCGACGCCCATCTGCGGTTCGATGATCCGCAGGGTGTTCGTCGTGCCGCACACGTAGTCGCCTGCCAGCATGCCGGCGAACTCGAAGGTCGGGTAGTGCAGCCGGTTTCGATAGCCTTGGTTGTAGACCGCGTAGGTGAACGCCGAGTATCCGGACTGTCGCTTGGACTGACCATTGAACTGGCAGTTGATGAAGTCGTTGGCGAGTGCGTTGGTCTGGCAATGCACTTGGTAGACAAGGTTTGTCGACCCATTGTTGGTGAAGTAGCAGGCGATGAACTTGTTATACCGCCCCTTCACCAAGTCCAAGCCCTTGGTCATGGTGCCGCGTTCGAACAGCATGCCGAAGAACTGATTCTGGCACGGGCCGAGATGAGCGAACGCCGCGTGGCTGTAGCCACTCAAGGTGTTGTCGTCGTCGAACACCATTGCCTTGGAGTTACTGTCGTCGATCTCGCAGGCGTTATTCCATGTGTTCGTTCCGGCGTCGTTGAGCACCGCCCATCCGACGTTGTTGCCGCGGGAGTGGCAGGCGTCGAACGCGCAGTTCTGCGAAGCATCCAGCCGCCATCCCTGCCCGGCGATGTCGCGGGCTTCGAGGTTTCGGAATACGCGCATCACGCACACGTCGTCAAGTGCGAAGCCAAGTGTGGCAACGTCGTTGCCGTCGAGTGCGAACCCTTCGATACGCCCGTAACGGTCGCCCGCTCCGGTGGCGAGCACGCCGACCTTGAGCATTTGGATCGCCGACGTCGTGGAAATCACCGACATCGCCGGCCCGGCGCCGTACATGTTGCCGCCCTCTTGGACGATCAACTGCGCATTGATCGGGAAGTCCCCTTCAGGGACGAAGGTGATCGCGCACTCGTTGAGGCACTGCTGGATCGCCGTGGTGTTGTTGGTGGCATTGCCCCCGGCAGCCGCACCGTATTCGGTGATGACGCCGAAGACGTTGATGAATCCGCCGCCGCTCGAGGCCACGCTGTCGACATAGGCTTTGACGGCGTTCGAGGTTGGGATCGTGCTGTCGTTGATGTTGGCTGGAATGCCCTCAGCAGCGGTGACCAGCGTGGCCGCAGAGAAGCTGGCCGACGTGACCGATCCAGCGGTGGGAATGCGCGTATCGGAGAGTCGAGAGTCGTTGCCTGCAGCCGCGGTGGTGCTCGTTGTGCCCAGCGTCAGGCTTGAGGTACCGGCGCCGATCAGTGCCCGAGCGGCCGCCGCAGTCCCGGCGGTCAGCAATCCGCGGCCGACTACAGAGGCGTCGCTGATGTCGATGGATGCGGGAGCCCAGTTGCCCGCCTTGGCCGTTGTGCTTGTGGTGCCCAACGACAGGCTCGAGGTACCGGCGCCGATCACTGCACGTGCCAATGCCTGTGTCGCGCCGGCGGCGATGACATTGGGCTTGCCGGTGATGTCGTCCCAGGCAACCGATCCACCGCCGGAACCGCCGCCGCCCACCGGTGTCCCGTGAACGGGGGTGTTGGGAACCGGAACCTCATCTTTCAGATTGGTGGTCGCGCCGTCAGCCTTGGCGTCGATCCACCACGACCGCATGTTGCCGCCGTCCAGCGGGGGGATCACGCTGGACTTCAGGTTGATTCGAACCTGCCACTGGATCCCTTGCACATTCAGGCCGGGATCTTCGGCTAGCAGAAGTACGGCGTCACCTTCTTCGGTGACGATGTTGCCGTCCGAGTCGACGTAAGCGTAGATGGGCTCGCCCATCCGGTACATCGTGTTGTCGTAGGTGATGAAGTGATCAGGCGGAATGTTGGCGCGGAACTCGAGGCGCGCGCGGTCAAGCGCGGCCTCGCTCAACTCGCTTCCGTCAGACCCGAGAATCTCTTTCAGATTGCCGGTGACGGTGAAGCTGGGAAGTGCCATGCGGGGTGCCCTGTTCTCGTCGACTCGACCTTCAGCGTACTGCTCAGCCGAACAATTGCTGGAACTTCTCGCGCGTCATCAACACGCCGTTGCCGATGGACATCAGCTCGTCACCGATCTGGATATTGACCGTCTCACCAGCCTTTTCCAGCACGGCCGAGTAGGCATCGGGTAGCGCTGAGGTTCGGGTGATGACTGGCAGCCCGTTGACGGTCGGTGTGCCGTAAACGATCTTGCCTTTCCACCCGTTGTCGTTCATCGTGAAGAACGCCGACATCAGGGTTTCCCGATCGGTGATCGGATAAGGCGTTACGTCGAGCTGGCTTTCGGGCTCGGGTGTAGTCATGTCTCTCCTACCTACTAGGGACCGCTTGGGGCAATGTCGGCCCAAGTCAGCGTATCGATGTCACCGGGGATGGCCTGAGCTCCAAAGAAGTTGTCGGCGCCCGCGCCGAACGCCGGCGTCCGACATGCCGATGTCAGAAGCACGCTGGCGGCCGGATAGGAAACCGTGAGGTCCACAGTCCCCGTGTAGAGAGGGGTGCCGTTCTTCTTGATGTTGGTGTACCAGTCGTTCGTGCCGACCGGAACGCCGGGCGCCCCGACTTCCAGTTCGAACAGTTCCGGACCTTTCGATGGCACGCTCATCGTGGCGATGATGTGCGGCGTGCCCGACAGGTAGAAGCCGAACACCGCCGTGGCGTTGAAGAACTGGACGAACTGGAAGGTGGCGCCGTCTGCTGAGACTCGCGCCATCACCATGACATTGGTGTCGCCGCTACCGCCGACCGGCGCAATTGTCTTCATCGCCGAGCGTTGCGACGAGGTGTTGAGCAGCGCGCCCTGGCGCAGGTTGATGATCTGTTGGTCGGTGCCGAAGCTCCCGTAGAAGTGCCCGTATCCGTTGCGGCGCCCGTAGGTTCCGGTCGAGCCGCCCACGTTGAACTGCAAGTATTCCGGTGCCAGCGTGGTCGAATTGGCCTCAGTGAAATCCTCGGTCACCACCGCGCCGCCATAGACTTGGCCGTCGACGGCGGCCTTGAGAAGCTGAACCTCTGAAAGCGCGGTGTCACCGGTGGTCTGTGCTACCGACGTGGTGTCTTTCAGTAGGCCGAACATGTTGGCGAGATCCTGCACGGCGTCGCCCAGCGGCGGGCCGATGATGGGGATCGAATTCAACACGGTGACAAGAATGTTCACCAATGCCGTCAGCGGTTCCTTGATTTGGGCCGGCAGGGACACCGACACCCATGAGACGAGCTGGCTGAACGCTGAGATGCCGGGAGCGAACACACCGGTGAGTGCCTGCACGACGATCTGCAGGATCGACTCGATGAGCTTGTTGCGAAGCCCAGTGCGGGTGTTCTCGTCGAGCCCGGTGACGCTGGTCGACTTGCGGTCGTTGTGGACCTGCTTGGCGAACGGCGACTGATTCGGGTCGTTCGGATTTGGCGTTGCCGGACTCATAGGACCGGTGCGACCTTCACCTTGAAGATCGACGTGCTCGACGACGTGGTGAATGTGTTGGCGCCGGTACGCCGCTCACCGCGAACCCAAATCGTCGCCGTGTTACCCGCCAACACCTTGTCGTACGTGGACAGGCTGTTGGGCGGCGGGCAGCTCGAGAACACCGTCGCGATCGCCGCGGCGTTGGTGCCGATCGGGCCGAAGCCGCGACCGATGATCGGCCCGGCTGTCTCGCCGTTGACCGTGCCGGTGGTTTGTAGCCGCGCCACCAGATCCACACCGACGTCGGCGCCGGTTCCGGTGAAGATGGTCTGCCCTTCGATCTCGGGACGCCAGTCGAATGGCTGGGCGTCCACTGGGATCTGGCACAGCGTGTAGGCCGCGTTGCCGCTCGGGGCGTTGGCGATGCCCGCAGGTAGGTAGCGATCGCCAATCGGCGGTGCGAACAGTTCGAATCCCGACAGGTCGGACTTCACCCGCAGCAGTCGTCCGGCTACCGCCGTGCCGTAGTCCGATGGAGTCAGCACCGTGTCGCCGGGGTCGCCCTTGGCGCCGCGCTTGATCGTCAAGCTCATTTGCTTGACGCCGGGCGCGATCTCGGTGAACGACGCTGATTCCGGTGTTGGATCGTCGTAGTCGATGAACGTCGTGATGATCTCGTCGTCGATGGTGTCGCTGTCGCCGGGGTCGCCCTTGACCAACGCGGGAATGTTGCCCAGGCCGCCATCGGGCGCGGCGACCGCGATGAACATGTTGCTTGAGGGGTCCCAGTCCAGCGGAATGCGGAACTTCGCCACGTCGATGACAAGGAACGGCTTGCCGTCGATTGTCGTTGTGTTCCAATTGGTTACCGGCATCAGGCCAAACCTCCACTTTGCGGTGCCAGGGTCAAGACGTTGTAGGACTCGAGCAACCCGGTGATGAAACGCTGGTGCTTCGCCAGCGGCGCCTCTTCAGCCTTGCCGTCGCCGATCTGGACGATAATATCGCGCTCTGTCGGAGTGATTCGGAACAGAACGTTTTCGATGTAGTCGGTGAATATCTTCTTCCGACCCATGTAGAGGATCGACATGAGTCCACCGCGGAAAACGTCTTTCCCGTAGGTGTAAACTTCGCCATTCTTGAAGGTGGCAATTGCGCTGACGTACCCGCGGGTGTCCCACAATTTGTTGATAAAGGCAAATAGTGTTTCGATATTGTACGGCGCTGATTGGGTAGCCGTGAATGTTTCCACGCCGGGATGGTACGGGCCGACAGCGTTGCGTCGATCGTAGTGCTGGACCTGCTGAAATGCTAGGAATGCGTCGTTGAGGAATCCCTCAAGCAAATTCGAAGGAATGCCCGTAAATCCAATAAGAATGGAAATGGAATCGATCAGCCAGGCAAACGTTGCATTCAGAAAATCGTTAAGCCATTTCGGACTTTTGCCACCGATAATATGGGTGTGACCTGCAGGCGTGTGGAAGCTCAATTTGCATGTGGCAATCGAGCCTTTCTCGCCTTTCTCCGGTGCGACCAGAACAGCCCAGGGTTCGACGAAATTGACGCCCAATGTCGGCGCGATGAACACGTCCTCGGGAGCGTACTTGCCCTCGGGATTCAGCAGCGGTGCCAACGCATTGCCCAACAACGAACCCTGCACGTCTACCACTGTGCGGATCACCGAATCCAGCACGGTCTTCGTCGGACCTTCGATCTGGCTGCGATCCTTGGCCGTGAACACATAGGTCGGTTGCGTGAGGTTGGCCCACTCGTCGGGCTGGTCGTCGTCGACGTCTTTGCCGTTGAGCCCCGCGGGCAGCCACAGGTCCATCCGGACGTCCACGCCATACGCCTTGGTGATGTCGGTGATGACTGTGCCGCACGACTCCATCCGGACGGTGCGGGCGACCAACGGGCTGGTGTCCAGCAACGGGTTGGTGTGCACCACGTAGACCGGAGTCTTGAGCATCTGGAAGATGTTGCCGTTGGATTGCAGCAGCGTGCCGAACCATGTTCGGAAGTCCGGATTGAGCGAGCCGGCGTTGTTGATGAAGTCCCACAGCCCTGACTGCAGACGCATCGCGCACTCGCTGACCATGACCTCGAGCACCGTGCACAGAGCCCAGATGAACACCGCATGCGAAGGGATCTGAACCTGCAGTGGCAGAAGGAAATTCGGCCAAATCTGCATGTAGTTGAGAATGTCCCAGATGCCCAGCAGGTTGAGGGTGCCAACCCATCCGTTCTCGGTGTACTCGTAGTCGAACGTCTTGACATAGAACGGCAGCCTCAGCCCCGCGGTCTGCACGGTGATGCCGACCAGGGTGTCGGTGCACAGCATCAGGGCTTCGATGTGTTGCGAGTCGCCCTTGACCTTGATCGTCGCCGAGGGCAAGTTGTTGCGCGGATCGGTACCCGACATCTCGATCATGTCTTCGCCGAGCTCGCCGATGGGATTCCAGAACTTGTCGTGCAGGGTGACGATCCACTCTTTGTCGAGCGGACTGGTGTTGTTAGCCAGTCTCTCCGCGGCCATCGCCGCGGTCATGGCGTCACCCTCGGTGAGCTGCTGTCCCAATAGGGCCGTGTCCATGGTCAGCATCAGTACGGCATCCTTCGCAGAGGCGTGCCTGCTGCTAGAATCTTCGAATCCGCTGTGCCGTTGTCGATTTCGACCTTGATGTGCATGGGCTCGGCAGGCTTGCCTGGCGACTTCGGCGGCAGGGGAACACTGAATCGGCCCTTGAGCAGTGAGTAGGGATTACCCTGCGGTGGCCGAATCCCGAACAGAGACTTGATCTCTTCGGCCAGGGGTGTGGCGTTGTTGCCGACCGCGAAGCTGAGGAAATCGGACAGGGCTTTCTGAAAGAACGTGAGCTGCTGCGGGGTGGGCGGGGTTTGCGTCAGGTCGTCGACACCGCGCTTGCCCGGCTTGGTGCGGATGTACATGATCTGACCCGGCAGCAGCGGACCGAACTCCACGTATTCGTTGGCGCCGGCATTGGGGCCGTTCCAGAATCGGAAGGTGCCCGGCCCGAAGCAGGTGAAGTTGATCCACATGTCCTGATCGCCGACGTTGAACAGGTCGACGAATCCGGACTGCTTGACGGCGTTGTTATCCCCGGCTTTCCAATCGCGGATCGCCAATGGGCTCAGTGAGCCATCCGCGCGCATACCGACGCCAGCCGAGCGGTTCGACGTTCCCAGCGGGGATCCGGTGCCGGTTTCCTTGACCGTCATAATGGTGGATCGGCCGCGCTGGATCACGAATGTCCGTGCGTCGGTGTCATTGCCGGGAATGAGACGCCACTTCTCACCGGGCAGTGGCGGGACAATCAGGATGCGTTCGCGCAGAACGGTTTCCGCGCTGCCGACGAAGTACGAAAGCCTGATCTTGTGCCGGTACAGTCGCAGACGAAGACCGCTGGTTCCCGGCGTGCCGGTGTTGTTCAGCCGCGCCCACAGGTCTTCGTAGGCATCGGTCGGGTGATACCACAACTGGCTGTAGGTGCCCAGTTGCATCTCGACGACCTGATTGTCCGTGGTCGACGTGTAGCCGTTTTTGCGCGCCACCATCGTTCGACCGTTCAGCAAGGTCGGGGTGATCTCGCCGTTCTCGATGTGCACACCGCCGGCGCCCGCGCCGGTGACCGACGTCGTCCAGCCCGACCCCAGGTCATCGGGGTCGTCGAAGTCGAACGCGTCCGATGTCGCGGCGAAGGTGAAACTGAATTCGTCGATGGTCGGATACGACTCCCAGAAGCCGGTGTCGGCGCGCAACCTCAAGCCGACGTTCTCGGTTGACTTGTTGATGGCGCCGATCGAATCGGCCGGTGCCTGAAGCCATCGAACCTTCGACCACCAGCGGCCCAATTCCTGTGTGAACCAAAACAGTTCAGCTTCCCGTTTGACGTCCAGTGAGTCGTAGAGGTAACGCCCGACGCGCCGGCAGTCGGCGGGATCCTTGCCGCGGATACGAACGCCCAGCTCGACCTCGATGGCGTCGTACAGTGCGTCGACGAATGAGACGCCGTCCTGCGTGGCGCCTTTCTGATCGATGGTTCGCCACGGCGGGATCAACCCCTTGAGGTCTTTGATCTCCACGCGACCGGGCGCGACCGCACGATCGGCGATCGATAGGCCGCCGAGCATGTGGAACACCACCGTGCCGTCGTAGGACAGCAGGCCCATCTGCGGAATACGGTTGTGCAGAATGTGATACGCCCCATGCGGGGTGATCGGTCCTGCCGGGAACCGTACGAGCGGTGGCATTACGGCCTCCCCGGTGCTTGGTATTGCGCCGTTTGATGCGCGGCGATGTCGCGCGCGATGCCGTCGCCGGTGTCGCGGTGGCTGGCGTCGACGCTGATGTTGTTGGTGACGCCCTGTTGCATGCCCGGCCCCATGCCGTTCTGTGCGAATGCCTGCTCGGGCGTCAGCGGCGGCGGTGCCGTCTTTCCGCCCTGCTGTCCGGCGACGTTCGGGATGGCCGGGAGCGCCCCGGCGATGCCGCCGAGGATGCGCGTGAACCAGCCGTTGTTGGCGAGCTCGGACCCGCCGGACGGTAGGAACGTCTGCATCAGCCCTTCGACGCCGATGCCTGCGAGCTGACCCGCGTACTGGATCGCGCGACTGCCCAGCTTCACGCCGGTCGCCGCGGCCTGGCCGACGCCGGGGAAAGCACCAGCGGCCAGATTAAGCGCGGTGTCGACGGTGCCACCCGGTGTGATGCCGACGCCACCGGCGCCGGTGCCGGTGGGCGGGCCGACCGTTGCGCCGATCTGCGTCGGGCCGACGCCGGGTTGGGTTTGCGTGGCCGCTGGCGCGCTCGGGGCGCCTACACCCGCGTTCAGTGAGCCCAGCGGGGCGCCGACGCTTGCGCCGGCCATCCCCGGCCCGTAGGCGGCAACCGACTGCGGTGTGCCGAACGGTCCGATGTTGCCACCGGGCGTGTTCGACATGCCCATGTCGGGAGCACCGAACGGCGAGCTGGACGTGATTCCGGCATCGGTGTTGATCTGCGAGGGGCCGAGCCCGCCGCCGGGCAACCCCGATGTGGAATTGGGTTCACTGGTGGCCGCGCCGGGGAGTGTGACGTAGCCCGAGACGTTCGGTAGTGCCGGCTGGCCGAAGTTCAGCGTGCCGCCGCCGCCGCTGTTGGGGCGTAGTGGGACTCCTGGCAGGAATGGTGACTCGCCAGCGCCGCCGCCGCCCATGAACGCCGATGCAGGGGTACTGGTGTCGACACCAGGCACCATGCCTTTGGTGATGGCCTCCCATGCCGACAGCCCTTGAGGTTTGGTGCCGTTGTATCCGGTGAAAGCTGTCCTGTTGGCGATTTCGATCTGCTGCTCACGGGTAGCCATTGCCGGATTCGTTTGTCCGGTGAGGTCGACGCCGCCAAATGCTTTCCATGTGCTTGGTGAGAATTGCAGACCGCCATAGTGGCCGGTGCCGTTGTCGGGGTGAGCCCAGTTACCGCTGGCTTCTGCACTGGCTACAGCATCCCACAGCGATGATCCCGCCGGTCCCGGCGGTGGGCCAGCGCCGGGACCGCTGGCCGGTGAGCCCGCCGGCGCACCGAGAAGTCCTCCGATCGTGCCGCCGCCAGGCCAGTTGGTGACGAACACCGGTGTGCCGCTACCGATACCGGCTGTGCTGCCGAACGCCGCGTTGGCACCGGACGACACCACGCCCGTGCCATTGGGGTTGATGTTGTTGGGATCGCCCGGCTTGTAGAACGCATGAACATGGTTCAGGTGATCTTGCGACGGATCCCCGGTGTGTCCTCCGCTGTAGTCTTGCGGTGTGGCGCCGTGGCCGTAGCCGTATGTCTGGTTGTTGAAGATCGCGCCGTAGACATTCGGGTCCGAAAGGACTTGTTGTAGAACCTGATTGCCCGTAGCGATGTCGGGAACCATGATGTCCAGCGCGCCGTTCTGATGCTCCCCGTACTTGTCGGCCTCATGGTCGCCAACTTGCAAGCCTTGGCTCTGCCAGAACGGCATCATCACTCTGTGCGCGAAGTCTCTAGCCGACTCTCCCGGCATCGCCTGCCCCGCGGCGCCGGTCGGTCCGTGCCATCCGGGATAGGACGAGTAGTTGCCGTACGGCGAATTCGCCCCCGACGCCGAATACGGGTTCATTCCATCGGGGTACGGCCGACCGAGAATCGGCGACAAACCCTTCGAGATGTTGTCTGCCCCAAGGATTCCCATCAAGCCGAAGCCGCCCTGAATGGGTGAGGCATTGGCGGTGGCTTGAAGGTTCTGCAGTGTCGGCCCCAGCAGGATATTGCCGAGCATCTTCGTGAAGTTCTCAGCAAGCCCCGCCAAACCCTTGGACAATCCCAGGTCAGGATCCAGCGCGGCGCCGAGCTGATCCATTCCGTTCTTCATGTCTTTGGCTGTGCCGCGGAGCTTTTCGGCAAGATCGGCCTGCGCCTTTTGAAGCGCCTGTTCCTTTTCGTGCTCTTTCCACTTGGCGTCGTTGATCTGTTCGGCGGAAGCGGTGTTGCTTTGCTCGAGAGCGAGCCGATCCTTGCGTGCCTCTTCGAGATCGTGCGCCTTGCCCTCGAGCGTCGTTTCCTTGTCGATGACGTCTTGCGGGTTGGCTTGATAACCCGGCGCCGAGTAGATGTCCGGACCGAGCGGGCCGATGCCGGTGACTGCCGGCAGGCCGGGAACCGGCGCGAACGGGTCGACTTTGTAGGTGGACGGATCCAGGTTGCCGCGGATCTGATTGAGAATGTCGCTGTCGGACAGCTTGTTTCCGTTGGCGTCTTTAGGCGGCGGCGCAGGAACCGCGGACGGCGCGTAGGGTCCGAGCCCGGCCGTTTGGTTGCTCTTGGCCCGCGGATCGTCGGACGGTAGCCACCCGATACCGGGCACCAGTACCATCTTCTGTCCCGTGGTGGGGTTGTCCCATGTCTTGGGGCCGTTGAGTGTTTGGTCGGTACCCGTGTACCCGACGTTGCCGTAGCGGCCCTGCTGCGTCCCACTCGGCGGCGTCGGCGTGTAACCGGCCCAGTCGCCGACGTCCATGTGCGGAATGTCTTGGTAGTCTTTGCCGCCCAGTGCTTGGCGCAGCGGTTTGAAGCCGGGGATGCTGTCGAAGAATCCTTGGGTGTTGTGACCCATGTAGTTCAGGCCGTCGATCACCTTGTTGACCAGGGTGGCGAACACCTCGGGAATGTCCATAATGGCGTCGCGCAATTCGCCCAGTGGGCCGTGCATGCTGTCGAGCTCGTTGCGCCACGTCTCGCCCATGGTCTTCGTGTCGAGCGTCAGAAAGCCGACAACTTCGCGCACTGTTTGAATGTCGTTTTTGAACGTCTCGATGTTCGACTTGCCGTCCGAATTGAAGACCCGGTAGAAGATTTGCGTGATCGCCGAAATTGCCGACCCGAGCTCTTTGACAGCTTCAATACCCTCGGCGATCCACTCGGAGAGCTTTCCGGACTGGCTTGCCTGACTGATGAAGTTTGCGAATTGCGTTGCGGCGTTGGAAATGTCCTTAGCCAGTCCCGGCAGGAAACTGGACCCTGCAGCGGAGATGTCGAGGAACGCCTGCGCAATGGACTGTGCCGCGGGCTCGAGATTCTTGAATGTGAGACTGATGTTCTCAACAAGCGTTTGAATCGAGCTCTGCCCGCCCGGCGACGATGCCGCGGAGATAACCCCCTTGATCATATTGTTGTATGACCCGGCGACATTCGTTGTCAAAGTTTGGATTTCGGGTAGAAACTCGTTGCTCAGGTTGTGTATCTGCTCGGCCAACCCGTTGAAGAACGCGTCTTGGGTGGCGTACTTGAGCTTATCGAGCTCGGGCAGAATGTTGCGGATCTCGAGCGCGGCCTGTTGTGCATTGGGGCCGAGCAACGCCAGCCCTTCGGCGAACTTCTCGGGATCTCGAATCTGTTTGAGGGTGTCGCCGAATCCGGCCGTTGCTAATTGCAGGGTGCCGATACCTGCCGCGGCTGCCGTTGCTGCCGCCGGCAGCAGGTACAGCGATTGGGTCGCCGTGGTCATAATGCCGATGGTGTCGACCAGGCCCTTGAGCAACGCCGGTCCCGCGATGGTGGCGATGCCGCGGCTCGTTCGGAAAGCAGCCGTACCGATCTGTTGAACGATGTCGCTCGTACTCTTCAGCGAGTCTTCGGCGTTTTGCAGATCGGCGATGTGCTTGCGCAGCGCCGCGCCGGCGGCCCGGTGGGCGTCGGCCTCGCGCCGGCGGGCGCGCTCTAAATCCTCCGATGCTCGCACCGCGGCTTGGGACCGAATGCCCGATCGCTGTACGACTGTGCCGTATTCATCGCTGGCGCGCGATGCCGAGAGGGTGGCGTCGGTCAGCGCATTGAATGCGCGCTGAACCAGTGGGCTGTCACGTGCGACGCGTCCGCTGATTCCCTTCATCATGTTGCCGCCGAAACGCTCTCCGAGCGCAGCGCCATCGGCGTCGAGCTGGCGCCCCATCTGCTCGACTTCGCGCCGGACCTGACGTTCGTGGATGCGAGCCAGGACGTCGATATGGATTGCCATCAGGCGGCCCCGTAGTCGCGGACGTCGTCATCCATGGTGTCGTTGAGGCTGGCGTCGGCGACCAGGGCCGCCGAACTGCGATCGGCGAACTGGTAGAAGTCTTCGCGGCGTTCGGTTGTCGCCTCGAAGTCCGCGCTCTCTTCGCGCTGTTCCTGCTTGGTCAACAGCAACGGCGGTTCGTAACGCTGACCACCGTGTACCGCGTGCATAGTGGCTCTGAGTCTAGCCAGTTCATTGGCTATGTGACGCCAGGTGATTTCCTCTTCGGAGTATTCACCGCCGCGCATCGACGTCTTGAAAGCGCCTCGCTCGGGCATCCATTCGAGCAATTCAAGAAGCTCGTAGGACGACATCTCTTCGCGATGCCACTCGGAGATGCGGCGGTGGTGAAACTGCGAAAGGTCGCTAGCTATCTGCCGCGGAAACTGACGCCAGATCCACTGAGCTTCTAGCACTTTTGGAGTCACGCTGTTGCCGCTCCTGAATCAGTAGGCTCTGCTTGCCCCAGATTTTCCAGACGTCTTTGGCGCTTTTGCCGCCCTCACGCAGCCTCTTGTAGTCGATGTCGCCGAGTGCGATCTGCACCAGCCGCACCGAGTGCGGCGGCTTCACAAGCTGACCATTCTTGCGGTATGGCGTCTTCAGAGATCCGCGGATCGTCTCGCCGGGGACGAGCGGCCCAGTTTCGTTGCCGTCCTTGTCCTTCTCGTAATGGTCGGGAATGGTGATGTCGGGGTTGCGATCGTATTGGGTGTCGATCTCAAACAGGTATTCCTCGTAGGACTCGAGCTGATCGTCGTCGAGCATCCCGTAGTCGGGGTGCGGCGGCACCTTCAGAATCTCGCCGTTGTCGAGCGGTAGGTCGGTGGTGCCGAACAGCGCCTCGTACTCGTCGGCTTGGGTGAGCGCTTCGGCAGCGGCGTTCTCGCCGGCGGTGGGGAGCTTGGTGGGCAGTTCGGGGGTGTCGGCAGCTTCAGTCATGTCATCGATCTTCGCACCGTTATGACCCGATCTGATGTAGTGTCCCAATATGGGTCGACAAGCATCTGTAGGTGATCAATTACGGCAACGGATCCAGTCTGAGCGTGAACGCCGCGGACTATCCCAGGCCGACGTAGCCGACTACCTGACACGCAAGGGCATTCCTTGCTACCGCACCACCATCACCAAGATCGAAGCGGGTATGCGCGACGCACGCGTCGACGAGATCAGCGCCATCGCCGACATGTTCGGCATTTCGCTGGACGCCCTCACTGGTCGCACACCGCGCGACACCGATCTGCTGTGGGCGGTGTCCAAGTTGACCGGCAACGCGCAGAAGATGTCCACCGAAGTCAGTGCACTACGCCTGCGATTCATCGCCGACGCCGAAGACGTCCGTGCAATCGCCGACGACTTTCACGCCGCCGATCTGCTGGCCTACAGCCACACGGTGGCGGCCAAACTGAGCGAAGCCGGCGGCGCGCTCACGCGGCTCGCCAACATGTTCCCGCTGCCCGCCGCGGCGAAATCGTGAGGCGTCCCGGCCGGTTGCGTCGATGGTTCATCGCCAGGCGACTCGGGTTGCGTTGCTTGGTGTGTGGGCGTCGCGCCGGCTACGGCGGCATATGCCCGAACGCAGCGCACAACGGTTGACTCTCCGCAACGTTATCGGTGAACTTTCACAGGGAGAGACATGACTGCTGAGCCGCTATTCGAGGCGCTCAAAGACGAGTGGACCGAGCGGAGAATGCTCGATCTGCTGCACCTGCGGTACTCGCAAACCAACCCTGGCAACGGGCCGCGCTACGCCTGCGCAGAGCACGTCAAGAACGCCGCCGGATTCTACGCTCGCCGCTGCGCAGACTTCATCGCGGTCGACTGCTGGCCCACCGGAGGCATCGAACTGCACGGCCATGAGGTCAAGGTCAGCCGCTCCGATTGGCTACACGAACTGAAAGACCCCACGAAAGCCGACGCATTCAAGCAGTACATGCACCGCTGGTGGCTCGTCGTGCCTGATGCCAAGATCGTCAAACCGGGCGAGCTACCCGAGGGCTGGGGGCTGCTCGTCGTCGGCAAGCGGACCACGCAAGGCGCATGGCCGAACTACCACGAAAGACGCACCGAGTTCCGGCTCAAAGCCGCAACGCAAGCGCCAAAGCTCGACCCCGAACCGGTCCCCGTCGAACTGCTGGCAACGCTCATGCGATCCACAGCGAAAACGTCCAAACGACGGGCGCACGACACGTTCTGCACGGCACCGTGCAACCACCCGTCCCGCCTGCTGGCGTGACCCGCAGGCTGACAGAAGGAGCGACATGTCTACACGCCGATTGATACGCACCAACGTCTGTCCGACCTGCTCAGGGTCGATATGCATGACCTGCGGCCACCCGACACCGATGCACATTCAGGATTCAGACGGCGAGCGGTTCTGCACCATCAACACCACCGAGGGATGCGAATGCAAAGCCGACCCGCGCGAGCCCGTTCTACCGAAGGCCAATAACGCCATGCTGGACGGTTTCGCTGAGAAGCTCATGCGATTCGCAGCCACCCCAGCGTGCGAGCACTGCCCACACGCTCCGCACAACGGGCTCTGCGGCAAGGGCATCAACAGCGATGGCCGCACGTTCTGCGCGTGCCGAGGCGAAAACCCGCCGCCGTTCTGGCGCGACCGGACCTGACAGAAGGACGACCATGAGCGACAGCGAACTCAGCGACGACGAAGTGGATGCCGCACTCGCGTTGGCGATTGCCGGATTCGACCCCCGCGACCGCTACCCCGAGTGGGGCAACGCCTCACTGCGCGAAGCATACCGAGCGGGCTGGGAAGACCGCGTGAGCTGACAGAAGGAGCGATGGCTTGACACACAATCGGATCATCCGTCCACCCCAAGCGCCGCGTCCGGTGCAACGGCGGTTCCAAGTTCGGGATCGCGTGGTGGTTGTAGACGGACCGCCGAACGCCGACAAGTCCCGCATCGTCGGTCACTACGGGCACGTCCGCGAAATCCTCGGCGAATGGGTGCTCGTCGACATCGAAGGCCGCATCAGCGGCCCGGTGTACGAACCGGCCACTGAGTTCGAGCACGGATGGGCGTTCCTGCCCTCCGAACTACAGCACGCAGACTGACAGAAGGCAGCCTATCGGCGGCGCAACGAATTCGGCCCCTCCCCCCGGCAGGAAGGGAAGGGGCCGAAGCTCGTTGAGCGACTACGAGGTGGTGACGCTGTTGGACACCGCGGTCGTCGCCGTGGCGCCGTTGGTGCCCTCGGCGGTCAGACGGAACTTGTACGACGTCGCCGTGGTCAAACCGGTGATGTTGTACGTGGTGAAACCCGCGGACGGCGAATCGTCGGTCGTCGAGCCCACTGTGGCCGCCGACCACGAACTGAAGCCCGGCCCCGCGGCCTTTTCGACAGCGACGGTGAACGGGTCGCCGGCGCCAGCCGGATCCTTGATCGACACTGTGGCCGTTGTGCTTCCGGTCTGTGTTGCCAGCGGGGTACCGGTCCACACCGGAACGCCGCCCATCGCCGCCCAGCCGTCGCCAGAGGACCATTCCACGTTGAGCAGAGGAATGAGCTCGTCGGAAGTCGGGTCGTTGGGATCCTTGCCGACGAGGTAGGGATCGGGCAGCACCATGTAGCCGAGCTCGCCAGCGTCCGGATCGGTCTTCGACCGCCGGAAGTTGCCGATGTTGTTGAGCTTGCACAGCGAATAGCCCTCGGCCGTATAGACGTAACGGCCGCCCTTGCGTCGAGCGAAGAACAGGATGATCTGATACTCGGGGCCGTCGTTGTCGATCGGCTTGCCGATGACGAAGTTCTCGGTACCGGGATCTTCCACGATCGGATTGCCGTTGGTGTCCGAGAGCGCCAGGTTCATGCGCAGGCGCTTCATCAGCGGCTTGAGCGTTTCAACGCCGGTGAAGTTGATCGACAGCGACTCGTCGGTCAGGTCCGAGTCGAACGGCATGTTCGACTGCAGGATCTTCTGGTTGTCGTTGTTGATGTCGTAGGCGCGCTCGGGGCCGCCGTCCTCGGTCATCGCACCGATGAGCCAGAAACCCTCGTTGGGATTCGGGTTCGTGATCCATTGACCGTCAACACGAATGACAGCCCACAAGTCGTCGCGAGGGTTGCCGTCCAACGCGAAAGGCGACCAGTTGCGTGTCGGCGGGGAGCCCGCGGTCCACGGGCTGATGTTCGTTGCGGCGCCGCGGTTCATGCGGATGCCGATGGCGGCCAGCCCGCCGCGGGTATTGAACCGGCTGTCAACGTCGGCGAAACCGCCGGCCCTCCATGACGTGCCAGTGCTCGGGATTGCCATTGGTTACACCTTTCGCTGTGTCGCTCTACGACATTTTCGCATACGACAGACCTATTCGATATGTGCCGACTTTCCGGAGAATTTGGTCGTCACCGTACTCTTTCCATGCCGGCCGTCCCGATACATCGACGTAGTCGATGCTGGCCGTTCGCCCGCCTGGCAGCGGAACGTCTTCGAGGTAGGTCGCCAACAGCAGCATGCGTCGATGCGTGCGGTCAGCCTCGTCCCTCGCGGCGCGGATCGCTGCAGCGGACCCATCGCCCTTGTCGCACAACGTGTGAATCGACACCAGCTCGTCGACGGTGCCCTCTTCCACGCACTCGTTACCCGGCAGCGCATGCACCAGAACGAACGGCAGCGGTGCACCAAGTGGTCGAATGTGCGCCACCTGCCCATCAGCCTGCAACGGCTTGAGCCACGAAACGCACACCGTCTCAACGTCGTCGGGGCCGACGTCGAGCAGCTCGGCGGTCACGGGGCCGTACCTTCGAAGTGGTGCGCGGTCGCGCGCGCCGGGCCGTACTCGGGCGTAGGCGTGTTCGGACCCCACGGCGATCGGCTACCAGGCTTGTCCACGCCGGTGCCGAATTCGATGAAGTTGGCGTTCGGGCTGGTGTTGCGAACCTGATAGCCCGCCGCGAAACGGCCGGCGTCGGGGCCGGTCCCTCCAACGCGGTTTCGCTTGACCTCGAAAGACTCTTCGTAGCTGCCGGGGCCGCCACGCGACCACGGATGGTTGGGTGGGGAGTAAACCGACCCAACCGCTTGCGGCCAGGCGACGTTCTTCCAGTAGTTCATCACCTCAATGGCGAAAGCCTTCGTCCGCGTTTGCGGTTCGTCGTCTTTCGCGATCTTCGCGATGATCTCGCGCGTCGCCTTTTCGATCTCGACGCGACTCACATGGACTTCAGCCATCGCCACTCCGACGACGGTTGCGCGGCTTCGGGGACGCTTCGGGCTCGGGCTCGGGATTCGGATCAGCCTGCTCGGATCCCTCCGCGGCCTCGTCGCTCTGCTCGGGCTCGCCGCTGGGCTCGTCGGACTGTTCCTGTTCCTGCTGGCCCTCGTTGGCGTGTTCGGCGGCCTGCACGTCCGGAGAATCTGTGGATGCGGCGCCCGAATTGGCCGACAGGACAACACGGGTCGGATCGCCGGGATAGTCGGGCTCGGCATTGAGCCGACGCAGGTTCGCCCCGCCCGCAGCGAGCTTGTCATCCAACTCGACGACACCGCCGGTGCGCGAGGTCACCAGAACTTTGCCGTCCGCGACGACCTTGCCCGGTCCCATGATCTGATAGGTGCCCATCGCATTCTCCTAGCCGGTTGCCTTTTTCGAGATGATAGTCGTCTTGAACGGGTTACCCGCGGCGTCGGGGTGCGTACGCGGACCGCCGATGATCTGGTACTTCACGCCATTGACAGTGATCTTGTCGTTAGCCTTGGCGTCCATCACCGCGGCACGCAGTGTGTCGTCATAGATATGCACGGGAATCGTTGAGCGCCAATACTCTGTCGCGATGTCGAACTCGAGCTCGGCCGTCTCCGCGAACGTCATCGGGCGGTGCCGGCAATTGGTTGCGTCGTGATTGACCGGGACCAGATCGAAGTTTCCCAACTCGTCGGATGCGCCCGACTTCTCAAGATGGGTGAACCGAATCGTCTGATCGCCGAAGATCATCGCGGGATGGCCCAGTAGTGCTCGAGGAACTGTTCGGCGATGGCGCGGTCGCAACCGATCGCGTAGATGATGTCGCTGACCGTCGCCTCGCGAAACGCCGACAGGTCGGGCTTGACGCGAATGGTGACGCCGGGACCGTCTGTTAGGGCAGGCATCAGCCGAACTCCAAGGTGGGTAGTCGGTACTTGTCGATGATGTTGCCCGCCGAGAACAGCACGTCCTCAGCGAGCGCGGCATACGGGTTGTAGGCCACCTGCACGTCGTCGACGCGCCAGGACCGCTGGCCGAAGTCACTCATCCCGGTCGCTGCCTTGACCGGGATGAGCGACATCTGATCGACCATCGACAGGATCGCCTGGCGCCAATCGACGGCCTCAGTCTCGGAGAAACCGTGCGACATCACAATGTCGATGCCGCTGTACTGGTCGGTCCAGTAGCTACCGTTGCGCTTGCGCAACCGAACCTGTTCGGGCATCAGGGCTGTCGCACCCGCCGACGCGGCGACCGAAGTGGGATCCAGCCCGATCCCATCTTCGGTCACCGACGTCAGTTCGGTGATCTTCATGGTCGGCAGCCGCAGGACGCGACTACCGGGACCGTCGATCGTCACCGCCTGGTTCGGCAGCACCGGCGAGACGTGCCAACCGACCTCGCGCCTGACGGCCTGCAACGCGGCGTTGAGCATGCGCTGCGTCTCGGGGTCATCCGGCGCGAGGCGTCCCTTGGTGTATGCGGAAACGTCGGCGGGTGCGAGCTCGGCCATCGGCTACTTGAGCCGCTTCCACGTCACGGTGCCATCGGTGACCGTGGCCCCCACCGCGGGCAGGCTCGGAACCGAACTGCCCGACGTGCCAGCGACGGTGGCCTCGTAAATCTGGCCGCCGGTGCTGCCCTGCGTGGTCGTACCGGCCACCACCGTGCCACCGGAGACGTCGGGACTGCCCGGCGCCACCGCGATCTGGCCCACGTTGCCCTGCTCGGACTGAATGGTGATGTTGTACGGGCCGGAACCGGCCACCGTCACGTCACCGGGCTCGACGTTGTCGAGAGCCACGATGGCGCTCTGGATGGCGGCGGCGTTCAACCCGCTGATCGCGATGTTATCGGTGCGTCGCGTGACGCCCCGCAATGTCACGTCCAACTTCGTGTTGCCAGCGGTGGCCGTCACCGTGAGGGTCTGAACCTCGTTGATGCCAGCCACCTTCACGCGCTGACCCCTGGTGTAGGCCGTGCTGTTGGCGCGATCGGCCGGTGGGAAGATCGGCGCGTCGACCAGAGCCACACCGAGATAGTCCTTGTTGCCCGCGGTGACCGCGCGCCCAAGGTAGTCGGTGGCGTTGGATGCACCGGGGTTGTCGTTGACCAGGGCACGCCCCAAACGGTCACCGAGCTTGGTTGTCGTCGTCATGCGTTACCCCTTCGGGGTGTCGAGAGCGGACTTGAAGCCCGTACGGCGAGACGACGACGTCTTGGTGATCTTCGTCGGCTTCTCGGCTTCGGGCTGAGACTCGGGCTCAGGTTCGACCTGTGCCTCGGGCTCGGGTGCGTCGCCAGACTCGGGCGCGGTGCCCTCGCTGACCGGGGGCGTCTGAACGGAATCGTCGCCGGCGGGCGGATTGTCGTCAGACGCGGGCGCGGACTTCGGCTCGGCAGACTTGCGTGCTGCCTTGCGCTTCTGAGGATCGGAGACGCTCGGGTCGACCTGAATCGACCCGAGCCTCTCGCCGTTACGAACGAACATCGCTGATTACGTCACCGTCAGCGGAACGATCGCGTCCTCTTCGATGGTCATGGTGGTGAAGTAGCCCGCGTAGGCCACCTGCACGCCCAGCACGGACGGCTCCACGACCTGCAGCGTGCCGATGCGCTGCTCGTAGACCTCGATGGCCGCGGTGGACACCACGGCCGCCTCGCCGGTGCCCAGGCCCGCCGACATGATGCCGGTGATGCCCGACGCCTGACCGACCACGCCCTGTGCGAAGTTGGCCGCCGAGAATCCGCTGCCGTAGGCGTTCTGCGGATTGATCGGAGCGAACAGCGGACCGAAGGTGCCGAGCAGATCGGGGCTCATCACCAGCAGCAGGCGACCGCGGCCCTTGACCGCTGCGTACACCTGACCGGCCGCCGACCACAGGCCCTTGGCGATTGCCTCTTGGGCGGTGCCGGTGCTCGGGGTGGTGTCGATCGTTACCGCGGTGGTGCTGCTGGCCGCGATGGCATCGGCAGTGGCCGCCTCGGTTTCGATGGCGTACTGGTCGGCCAGATCGTTGACGATGATGTCGAACGCCTGCGGAGAACTGAAGTCGATGTTCTGCCGCGACACGTTGACATAGCCGCCGTAGGTCACGACCTCGGCGGTCAGCTTGCCGATCACCATCTTCTGGCTCACCAGTTCGGTCTTCTGGTCAGCAGCCAGGCCCGCGGCGCCCTGCTTGGCGACGCTGGTGTGCTGCGTGACCCGCGGACGCGACCACGTGGCACCGGGGATCGGCCGGGGGCCGAACGCCTGCACCAGCGGACGCTGCGCGTCGACGTAGTTGATCAGATCGCCGACCACCGGATCCGGAACGATGCCGGGGTTGTCGGTGGTCTTCTGGTGTGCCGCAGCGCGCTCGAACAACTCGATGCGGCCAGCGGCCGGGCGGTCGCCCATGTGCGCCTTGTACGCGTCGACGATGTAGGCACCGGTGCTGCGGTACTCGACCTCGGTGTCGGGCGCGCGGCCCTTGAGCTTCTCGATCTCCGCGCCGACCTCGCGTGAGCGGTTGCGGGTTTCGTAGGCGACCTTGAACGTCTCGTTGACGTCGTTGATCTGACCCTGCAGTTCCTCCATGCGGCCGCGGGTTTCGACCAGCAGACCGCGCTCTTCGACGGTCAGGTCGCGGTTGGCCGCGTTCGCGCGCTCGATGATGCCCTGCGCGAAAGTGGACTTCTCTTCAAGTTCATGCTCGAGACGCCGGATGATGACGTCATTGGAGCCGGTGGCAACGCCCATGGTGGATGCGCCCTTTCGGTGTGTAGTGGACTAAACGACACATCCGCTACGACCGACTCCGTTCTCCGGAGCGACCCGCATCTAAGGGCAGCCGGTAATGCTGGCAGGTAGTTTACAGCCTCTTCGCGCGATCCAGCATGGACGAAAAGAACGGGTCGTTGAGAAACTCGTCCATCAACGGGGTGATCGTCGCCATCACTGTCTCTTCGTCGTCGGCCACGACGATCTCGTTCTCGCGGACTTCGAGAACCTCCGCGCCGGGGTAGGCCGGATCCTCAACCACGCTGATGTGATCCAGATAGGCCGTCTTGATGCGGCGCGACTTGGACCGACGATCGATGATCTGATCGTTGGGCAGCGCAGCGAAACCCGCCGACAGGCCCACGCAACGCTCATCGGCCAGCGCCAGCGTTTCGTCGCCGAGCGGGGTCTGCGCGATGCGCAGTTCGGCCACCAGGCCTTCGGCGCGCGAGGGGAAGAACTTCAACGCCTTGCCCACGGTGCGCGACTTGTTGTGGTCGCGGTTGACCTTGATGCGGTTGGGGCGCCGCTCGATACCGTCCCACGCGGAACGCTCGAATGATTCCTTCCACACCTCGCCGCGCCACATCACCGGCGTCTCGACCTCGTAAGGCGCCACGATGGCGGTGATGACGCGCTGGGCAAAGTTCACATCGGCCACTGCAGCCGTTCGGAGCTCGACCGGCGCGCGCGGCCGCTCGTCGGCCGCGTTGTCGATCACGTCGCTTTCGGTCATTAGTCCGATCCTCCGGTTAGGGCCTGTGCAGCCGGTTCTCCGTAGTAGCGTTCCATGATTCTGACCTCATCCGGTGTCAGAATCTCCATCTCGATCGCCGTCTTGTATGCCTGCATGCGCTTGTCCAACGGTAGCCGCGTGTAGTCGTCTCGGTTCAACTCCGCGGATTGCCCGCGCACCAAAGCCCAATCCGACAGTGCTTCCATCACCATCTTCGACTTCGGCCGCAGGCTCGAGCGATCGTGAAAGTCGAAAAGATCGGAGATGTTCGAATAGGTCAGCGAGCCGCTGGCGCCGGCCAGGCCCATGAGGAACGGCGGCACACCCAACAGGATGGCGATGCGAGATTCACTGAACTGCGAAACCTCAAGTAGCGCCATCTCTTTGGCGCTCATCGTCTTGGCCTGGTTCAAGGTAGCGCCGCTGCCGAGCACGCCGGGTGCTGCCGGATTGGCCGAGCGCGAGTCGACCCACTGCTGGATCAGATCGGAGCCCTCGGTGCCCGACAAGCGCCGGTTCACGCCGATCCAGTACAGCGGCACGCCGCCGGTTTCGGCCAGCGTGTTGGCGTAGCGCTGCAACAGCTTGATCTGTGTCTGTCGCGCGCCGGCGACTTCCAGCGGGCCGTGTCCGCGGGCGTCGGCCACCGTCGACTGGTAGCGCAAGTGAAGAACGTCGTCGGTGACGTCGAGAGAGCCGAGCTTGTATTCGCGCACGCCGTCGCGCATGTCGACCTTCATCATGTACGGCGGGATCACGCGGAACCGGGTCGGCTTGCCGTAGCTCGTCGCCATCGGCAGGACGAAAGCCTCGCCCATCTGAAAGTCCCAGAAAAGCTGTTTCGCGAATTCCTGCCACGATGAGTAGATCGTCGGATCGGGGTTCATCATCCACTGCGCCGGATCCATGATCTGGCGCGGGCTGGTCCGCATCCGGTACACCGGCATCGCCGAGATGATGTTGCTGTTCATGTCCAGACAGGCCCATGCGATGTCGACGAGCTTGTCCAACGCGGCGTTGATCTGCCACGGCGGCATGTCCCAGTCAGCCGGATAGCCATCCCACGGGGATGGCACGATCGTCGGCAGTGACCGGCGCTCGATAGGGTTGCCGACGATCTCGAAACCGTCAGGGTCGCCCGGCTGGTAATTCGAGGGGCCGTTGTCATTCGGGGTTACAGCGCCCCGGCTGAACATCTTCGACCAGTACGACATCAGACCGCCCTATGCATATAGCGCCTGGTCATCATCCGGCCATTATCACACAAAACGATCACCCGATGAACGGCATGGGTTCATCGCACAGACCCCAACGGTACATTGCCGCTGCGGTCGCCACTGCTGGTGAAACATCAGGCGCCGGTTCGCCATCGACCTCACGACGGTCGAACGCCTCGGCCTCGCCGGTCTGCAAGAACCGTTTCTTCACGTTGATCAGTGCGAAATTCAATTCCGGCTGGTCAAGGTGGGCGACCATGGAGTCGCGAATCGCTTTCTTGAGCGTGCCGTAAGCCGCGGCCATCTCACCGGCGGTCATCTGATGCCACTCGAAGTTCGCCCGAGTCAGCTCGTCCTCGAGCGCGCGGGCCGCGCCCGGTGTGATCGCGATGTCCACCAAGTCCTTCTCGGCGTCCATCTCGCGAATCGCCTTGACCACCCCGCGGGTACCGCGGAATTCCTTGACCATCACCAGCGTCCGCTCGTCCTCGTTGAGCGAGTCGGCCGGAAGCGTGCTCGCGATGCCCAGCGACGCCCAACGCTGGTCGGGACTGACGTCGAGCACCAGGGCCGCGCGGTCGGGCTCATCGGCGTCTTCGACCGCCAGCGTGTTCCACTTCGCGATGTCGAACGCCGAGCCCTCATCCTTGTCATAGATGCCCAGGCCCTCCCGCAACCAACCCTCGGCATTGAGCTTGCGGCGCAGGCGCAGAAACGCCTCAACAGGTGTGCGGTGCGGAAATGATGGGTTCTTCGCCCACTGGTAGGGGTCGCTCGGGTCGGCATTGTCGTCGGCCCCGATCTCGATCCACACCATGTCTTCGGTTTCCACGGTGACGATCTCGGGATCTTCGATCACCCACGCCTCGCCGCGCATACGCATCCATGCCTCGGCGTTGTCTTCGGGTTTCGGTGGCGTGCCGGCGTAAATGTGCAAGCCGATATCGGAGGTATTCAACGTGGCGAGCATGTTCTGCATCGCCCGCTCGGACATGATCTGCCCCTCGTCGGACATGAGCACGTCGACGCCGGGAATGCCTCGGCCGAAACCCCGCTCGCGGGCACCGAACAGGATTCGGCTGCCGTTGTGGAAGACGATGGCCTCATCACCGGAGCCGGTGTAGACCTTCTTGATGAACGGCTTGACGCTGGTGCGCGCCGCGAAACCCTGCATGGCTTCGAAGGTTTCGTTGTGCGTCTTGGAGTGGTGCGCCGACCAGATCACCAGCAGGCCGGGATACTTCTGGCACATGCCGAAGAACGCGCCGGCGAAAAAATAGGTCTTCCCGATCTGGCGCATGGCCGACAGTCCGAAACCACCGACCGTGTGGACGAGCTTGTTGCGATCGTTGCGCGCCAGCAGCAGCGTGCCCATGCCGTCCTGCCAGCCATCGAACGTGATGCCCATGTCGTCGCGGCAGGTGTCGCGGATCTCGGCCCAGTCGGACCGGACGATCTGCGCGCTCGGATACGCCAGGCGCTTGGCGACTTGAGAGAGCTTGCGTTCAGATCGTGGAGGGGTCGAACTCCCGATGCGATCCGCGATCCGGATCAATTCGCGCTGGCTTAGCGGCCTTTCCAGCGTTGCGGTCATCAGGTTCGTCCTTCAGCTTGCCCTCGTCGCGTAGGCGATCTTCCAACTCGAGAATATCGCTGTTGAGATCCTGCAATCGCCGCGATAGGGATGCCAGGTCGCGCGGTGGGCACTCGGGGTCCATCACCGCCGTCTTGACACGCTGCCGCAGCGCTTTCATCATCGCCAGTCCGTCGTCGCGGTGCCCGATCCAGCCCTCGCGCTCGAGTGCTTCGATGACCGCGGCTGCCAACTGCTTGGCGAGCTTGGTGTTCTCTTCGTTGGCGCTGACAACCTTGAGTGCCACATCGTATGCCGTCACTTGTCGTCCTTTCGTGGATGAAAAAAGTCGCGCAACAGTGCAGTGCAGTTACCGCAAAGCCACTGTGGCGGCAGGTTGGCGCCGCCGGGCGTGTCGTCATAGGCGCGGGAAGTGAAAGAAATCTTGACGATCGAGCAACCCCCGCGGGCCGTCTCGTCCATGCTGGTGAACCCGCAACGGTCACACTTGAATGTCGTTATGGTCTTCGTTTCAATCGGCATGCGGCCACCTTCGGTACATAATCGTCAGAGGTTCGGCGAATTCGGCGGCGGATTCGATGATCGCCTGTTGCAGCGTGTCCATATGGTGCATCATCCGTTCGCAAAGCCACTGGCAGATAAGGCAATGCGGTACGTTGCAGTTCATTGTATTGTCGACCGCCTGACGCGAACGGCGTTGTGTTCCAAAAACTCAACAGCGATCCTCTCTGCGCCGACAGAGAATAAACAAATAGTCCCCGCTCTTTGCATGGGGATGGATACCGAACCATATCTGGTTATCGGAACTTGGAAATATGTTGCCGTCAAAGGCAATTGAACTATCGCATCGCTGTAGGTCCCAGACCACACCCCATCGAAGGTCGTGATCTCGGGATGCTCGGTGGGCATTGGGCCGATGAAATCCGAGCCTTGGCACAGCACCCGAGTGTCGTCCTCGGCAGCGACGTATTCCTCGTCGTATCGGCCGTTGGAGTACATTTGGGCAATCTTCTCGGTGATCGGCAGGCCGTGCCAATGTCGTCCGCAGTGCCAGCACCGTGGATACTGCGGATCGTCGTAGGTGTAGCCGACTTCCGGCTCGCCACCGGCCATCGATTCCTCGACCAGCGCGTCGATCTCGTCGACGATGTCGCGGGGGATATTCGGAATGTCGCGGGGGATATTCGGGGTGAACGTGACGTTCCAATACTCTCGAGTCTCCCAGTTCCCGCCGAGCGTTCCCTGCCCAGCGGTATCGAAATCCTCGGACATCACACCCAATGGCTGAAAACCATCCAGCGGTGGTGCCCATGTCGATGCCGGGTTACCCGCATCGATGTGCCGCTGGCGATCCGCGAGTAACTCAGGACTGAACCACTCTTCAAGTTGCGGTGCGCAATCAGGCGGCGCCGGCTGTACGCCGAATCTTCGAAACTGTGCAAGCGCCTCGTTGAAGGTGTAGCTCATCGGAAGAATCCCAACGCTTTCGACGGACGCGCGCGACCCATCTGGGCTTCCAGTTTCGCCCGCAACTGCGGGATCAGGTGCGGCGGTGTATGTCGGCGCGTGCGGTTGCACGACAGGCAAGCCGGACGCCAATTGCCGGGTACGTCGGCCAGATCGGGCCGGAACTTGCGCGGCCAGTAGTGATCGATTGTCGTGGCACGCAGCGTGCATTTCGGGAACCGTAGCCAGCAGAGCTGGTTGCCAGGTTGGCTGACGAACGTCGCCGTGGTGACTCGCCACTCGCGGGTGCCGCCGGCCGAAGTCAGCATGGGACGTTTGCGCTTCATAAGGCCGCCCACACCGCGCCACAATCGCAAGCGATATAGCGTTCAGTCCGTCCAGCCTCGATGATCTTTGCCGGGCCTACGGAGCCCATATCAATCGTGCGCCAGCCCCGGTGTAATTGATGGCCACGGAGGCGATGCCACCACCATCTCACTTCGTCGTTACCTTCATCTGCCAGAAACCGTCGCCGGTTTGCACCGTGATCGTCGTGTCCATGTGCGGGGCTTGAATGGCATCACCCATCGCGATCAGGATGCCCTTCATCCACGTCTTGGGAGCGTTGCCCGGTTTGATCATCTGGCGAAACTCATCGGGTGGGCGGTTCACCCAATCACCGAGCTCGCCGTCGAATAAGACGCGATCGTCAACGAGGATGCGGATCATTTCGCGAACACCGTCACGGTCGGCGGGGCGTAGACATCGTCGTTGGTCGCCTGGCGGTATTCCAGCTTGATCTCGTTGGTGTCGGGATCGATCCAGCGTTTCGTCACGATCACCACCCTGACAACACGCATGCCGGGGAACTCTTGCTCGATGTTGATGGCGTCACCGACCTTGATGTCTTCGAACGACACCGGTTCGGCAACGATCTTGTAGAACTCTTCAGCCAGCCCCACGAGTATCCCCTTCCATAAGAGCGA